TAGAAGGTTTCCCTCCCCACCCTTTCGGGACCGAAAATGTTCGGATTGATCCTAAAACATCGGATCAACCAGGCTTATAAGGCCCGGACTCGCCTATTAGGCGAGCGTGTAGATCGAGATCTTCTTATAACCCTCACTTCCAGGGAAAGTCACTGCCTTTGAGGGCAGTGTCGCCCCGTCCTCTGATTTAGCGTCAGGGACAGGGGCGGAAGGGTCCTCCAGCCAGTCCGATACTCCGTTTGCACGGGATATCAAGCCAGCCCATCGTCCAGGTCGAAACCGAGACGAAAACAATCGCTCGACCGCCGGTATACGGCGGCCGAGGTTCGTGCAGAGCTCTTCGGAGCCCCGCATATAGATCGAATAGGAGGGTAACACTCTATCGCCTCTTTCTTTGAGGGTATGATCCCTCTTAGGAAGGCGAGAGAACGTCGAGAAGATCCACCCCGCAAACCCTTTGCTACGGTGAGAAGGACGCTTGTCCCAGTCATCACTGACCAGGTGTCCATCCCCGTAACCTTCAGGTCCTACAATTGCCAGTGCTGGGTGAATGCGGGATCGCACCCACTCGGCAAGTTGTAGCATTCCACGTCGGAGAAATCCATTGTGGAGCGTGAAGAGTGAGGCCGGAGTCAAGATTTCCTTGACGTACACCGGCCGGATATCGATTCCTGAAAGGAAATCAGCACCGCAGGACTCCCGAAAGGGCCCTGTCCAATACGACTTCTTGTCATTGAGGACAAAACCGCAAGCTGTCAGGACCTCTTTCACAAGAGACACTGACTCCGTGGGAACGATGATATCGTCCCCATAGACTTCGACTTCGTCTGCCCGAGAAGGGCAGGTTTCCATCGTCGCGGATTCTGAGAGAGCCCAAAAAATCAGGCTTTCCAACGGGAATGTGTACCCGTTCCCCATGGTCGACATCTTCTCAAGTTTGATGGGGTCTCCCCCTTGAACTCTCGTCGTTCCGGTCCGCAGTGCGAAAAGCACATTGAACCAGTCGACGGGAAGAAGGTGTGCGACTAGCTCTATAGCTATCAGGTCGCTGGCTGATTTCAGGTCTAGGGTTGCTAAAGCCCCATCGACCGAACCGCGACACGCAGCCCTTTGGTTGCGCGTCTGATCGCGGAGGTCAAGACCAAAACGTCGAAGACGATCTGACATGTAGTCGCCTATTGCGAGCTGAAACATGCCATTGAGCACCGGCTGTGTTTCCACGGAACGGTGTGTCTTTGCGTTTTTCAGGACGAAGCTTATTGCTCCTTCGTGGATCACGATGGGAACAATAGACCGCTCATCGTCGTCCTCTGTGATATCCAACACAGAATGGGCGTCGACGAAAGCAGGTAGCAAGGCCATAAGCTTTGCGGCATACGGCGCTAGCTCTTCGCTACAACTGAAGCCAGCTTCAAGCTTCTGCTTGATAGAGGCCTCGCGCTTCTTCGTGAGCGTTGTAGCACCAGGTCCAAAACGCGGCCGAAGCACATCTGTGCTCGGAACCTCTCCTAGAACTCGGGCAATTTTCTGCTGGGCACGAAAGAGGACGCGCTCAACATCTGATCGAAAGGAAACACGACCAGAGCTCCAAGCTCGAAAGAGACGGTTCGTCTCAAAGCAACGCTTTTCGGAGTCTTCGAATGTTGACAGCGCCACTAGGCGTTTGTCAATTCCGACTTCCAGAAACTCAAGCTTTTGAAAACAAGCAAGAGCCTGGCGGACAAACCGTGCTTGGTAGACGGTCAGCCGTGAATAGTCGACTTCGAAGTCCAGAAGATCAGCGAACTTTCCCTTGCGGAGAAGTACCGCAATCTCCTGGCCGACCTCGCCGCCTTGACTGGCGGCAAGAGTCGCAAGGTCTACGAGGAGGTCCAAGGACTCGCCCTCGGTATAGCACTCGAGCCAATGCGAGATCTTTCTCACTTTTTTGTCCTTTAAGGAGGAACAAAGAGGCCCCGTTCGAAGTCACGGGGAGCGCTATTTCACACTGTCGTGCCCGACGCCCTTCCAAATGGAAGAGTGACCGGCCTGGCCATACACCTCAAGGGCAATGGCCAAGACAGCAAGCATACGACTCGCCAAAGCGAGCCACTGCTGCATGTTCACGACACCTGAATCAACTTCTGAACCAGGGCCGCCGGCTGGCCAGCCGTCACGGGAGTGACGGTGGTGCTGACGTTCTGGAGGATGTTGATCAGGAGCTGCTCAGCGAGGCGGCGCGTCAGTTCCGTCGATCGGGCGGCAAAGTAGCCGACCACCTCGACACGTTCGACGTATGCCACCTTGGGGGCAGCGGTGTATCCGGCAGAGTTCTGTCCGGAAACCGATTCCATCACAGGAACCTCGACCCGGCAGGTAACGCGGGTCACACCCGATTTCAGCTTCTGCTTCACTTGCGTGAAACGGACTTGGGCTTCCTGAGGAAGCCCAGCGATCGCTTCGACCCAGAGGGCCGTAGATCCGCTGTTGTCGGAGTTCAGCCCCGCACCGAGAAGGATATGCGACACAGGTGTCGCAGCCCCATCGAATGCGGTGATGTCGGCTTGTTGAGCCATTTGGTTTTTCTCTTTCGAATGGAAAAGGGAGAAACCTCATTTCCGAAAACCGGAAATAAGGGCTACAGCGGTTGCTGCACGTTGCCACGACGAAAAGACGCCCAGAGGTTTAAATTCTGGTCGACCAACTCGTAGGCTAGAACCGACCGCCCGAGTGAATGTTCCTTCCGTGTGAAAACACGAGTTCGGATCAAACACATCGGGTCGAATAGTTCCGACCGATTGGAGATTTCGAGCCTCTTTCCAATATTTGGTGGAGGTCACGAAAGTTCCCACAAGGTGGGAAGCGAATGCTCTCGCCTGCAAGTAGTCGCCTATTGGCAGAAACCAATCAACGACGAAAGACAGAGGAATTGCATTCCAAACAACTACTTCAGGGTCTAGGACCCCTGATAGTTGCGCAACGCTAGGTTTCTCGGAAAGGTAAGCGATAATCTGCTTACGATAGTGGGAGGTTTGCACCTCCCACACGGCGCCATTGGCAGCCGGAGACTTTCCTCGAACCTCACGGTTTGCTCGATAAGCCTGCTGAAATGGAACCGACAGTTGATGCGCCAGCAGCTCTGCAGCTGCCTTAACATCACCCATCAAGGGTTCTGCCGCCAAATGGAAGGTTAACCAGTTGTCGGCAGTCAGCTTTCGCCAACCATCTCGCGACTTCCCGCGTCCATCAGACAGCTCTTTAAGGGCGTTTTGATAGACCGATAGCTGCGACTCAACTCGTTCCGACCTCCGAAGCTCCACCACGGACTTTGCAGCCCGGGTAAAACCATCTTTGGTTTGACGGACGAGGGACACCGCTCGGGAGAGATTGCCTCGCCTGACGGCGACTAGGGCTCGGTAGATCCGGTTTGCGGACTCCCCGATAAACTTGACGGTGTCAAGACCCTCGGCACCCAGAAAAGAAGCCGCGTTGAAGCTGCTCCCCTGGATCCTGGTTTGAAGCTTTTCCAGGAGCTTATAGTCATCGTCGACAGTCCAGAGCCCAGCAACTAGGCTGGGTTTGACGTTGTCGCACATAGCCGTAAACGGAACCTGATAATATCGAGCAGGGCTCGAACCATCAATCCATTTCCAGGTTTTGCCCGAGATCGGACCAGTTTGGTATTCCACCCACGTCTTCGAAAAGGCATGGGGAGTCTCCTTGCGAGGAGGTCTCGGGTTTTCACCCAGGTATACCTTGATCCGCCTGTTCTTAGTGACAGTTACACTTTTACCACCACGACGAATCGTTTTGGTATAAGTGATCTCTCGGAACGACCATCGGTGGCGAGGGGTGATCGACCCAACAGGCCGATCACCACCACTCCAGGACTCCTTCAGGTAATGACCTGAGACGCCCTGTCCATAGGCGTTGTTATACAACAACGGCCCAGAGACCCAACCATCGCGCGATCCAACAGTCATTGACGACCTCCATAAGAGGGCGTTGTTTCCCTCACGGGTTAACACGGTGACTAACCGCAAGCTGTCTGCCCCCGAAA